CACCATATGCAGCTGATTGTATAAAACATCCTTCTAAGAACCATGATTCAAGTTCTTCATTGGTAGTACCATCCAATGAATGAATTTCCATTTGAAACTTGTAGTTGATACCGGCAACGGCACTAGTTTGTTCAAAGTGATTCATTTGTTTCTGCACCTGGGCACCGATAGTCGAGACTATCGAGTTAGTAATATCATCACGAAGTTTAATTTCAACTGTATCAAATGAATGTTTACCTATAATATAAGCAACAGAATTATAAGAATCTAGTTTAATTTCTTCAGATGTAACTTTAGGTCTAGTACAAGTCATTACACTTGCAGTCATTGTGTTTAAGCCAATTCCGAGTCCAAAGTTATACCACATAACTCTGAAACGATACTTTTGTTTAGGGTGTAAGATACCTTGGTTGACACCATCGATCGGTACACCAAATCTTGATAATGTTGGAACATTTGCCATTTTTTTCTCCTGCTATAAAAGCTAATACTATTTATCAATTTTATACTTTTCTTTTAAGGGTATATTAAAATAATATTTATAAAAATTTCTCGTACTTTAAGTTTTAAATGGGAATATAGAAAGTATTGCTCAAATATGCTAACTATAATATTCTAAAAAAGATAAGGGCATAATTTGCCCTATTATTTTATCACCCAAGCGTAGCACTACGGTGCCTTAGGGCCTAGTAGTTTACACTATTAAAGTGTTGTTCCACCGCCACTTACTGTTTCCACAGTCCCATATACGATCCCATCCTTGATCTTGTCGGTTTTGCCATTCGGTGAGTTCTGGGTTATCGTTTTTATTCTTTCTAAGAGAAAATCGGTGGTGTCGTATAATTTCATTAGGGTATACGTACCAATATCCTGGCGAAGAAATACTATCAAGTTTAAAATTTAATGCACTATACAAATTACCATTACTCCATCTTTGATCTGCATATGTTATAACCGTTGGTGGATTATAAAGTCTAGTAAATGCATTAAATAACTTAGATGCACCTCCAACTATTGATGTATTACTTGTTGTGCAAAATCTATTTAATTCCCACTCATTAACTTTTCTTGACAGATTGTTTTTAGAAAATGTCATAACTGCAACTAACTCATTTTGATAAAATAATCCAAATCGAGCATTAGTTCTGCCATGACCCTGAATATGATATTCTTTACAGAAACTCGATGCAGTAGCGGTATCAATTTCCATGACTTGACATTTTCTTGCATATATATTATTAGTCGACTTACGTAAGATATAGTATAATCTAGACTTAACAATTTCTTTTTTGTTTTCCCATTCATCCTCGAATATCGATATTAATCTAATTCCTAAATCGGTTACTTTTTTATATTTTTCAAAATCTGCTAGTTTACTACGGCCATTATATTCTAGTACTTTTTCAGAATGCCAATATAATCCATTAAACTCGATGCCAATATTAAGGCTAGGGATAAAGATATCTAATTCATTTCTTTTAAGAAATTTGTAGTTTGGGATAGCATCGGGACATAATGTCTTGATATATTCATATATTTCTATTTCTTTATAACTTCGATTAGCAATAACCGGATAACATATATTACATCTATCAGTAGTAAATTTCGAAGGTTGAAACATCTGATGCGTATGTTCAAATTCGTTATCACATATGTTACATCTTAATTGTAAAAAACTATCATCAAAGCCACTTAATAAAGTTAAATTTGCAAGATGTATTCTTTCTAGCATTTCTAATTGTGCATTTTTACTTTTTATCTGATTTGCTTCCTTGCTCCTGACCGAAATTAGATCTTTAGAATATTGTGTATGCTTTCTTCCTCTAAAATGTGCCAAGTCATTTCCAGCTTTTCGTTGAGTCTCAATTGCTTTGTGACCTCTGATACTTAATTCATCACCGTGAGTTTCGGCATATCTTGATACACCTAGCGATATTCGTAATTTTGTTTCTTCTGAATGCACTTGTGTATATCTAGTTAATTCTCCTGAAAGATATCGTTCTTCTCGTTTTTTAGCAGCGTTAATATATATACTTGTATCTTCTAAAGTTGTATCTTTATTCCATGGTATTTTACCACTATTTTTAGATGAAATAGTAAGTTTTGATTCATCTGACATTTTATTACCGTAATTGGGATTATTTTTACCTTTATTATTATCGGATCTTAGCTGCCTATATTCATCGGATGCAAGTGATTTATCTCCATAAATAGTTTTATATTCTGACGAAGTTATAGAATGCTGTTTAAGATGGGTACTTGAAATTATTTTATCAAATTGTTTATTGCAGATGTTGCATTTTATAGGCATGGGTAGATATTCCATTATAATCGTGTAATACTATTTATGCAACATAATATATGACCTAAAATAATAGAGCAAATTATGCTCTATTATTTTATACTATAAGATACTATATTATTATGGTGCTGTCAAACTGGCGCCAGTATTCTGAATACGAATCGGAATATAAATAAATTCAACAGCAATTGTTGGTTGAATTGCAACATCTATCCAAAGTTGATTAGCATCAATACGAGCCGGTGTGTTATTACTTGTATCACATACTACTAAGAAATCATACAACCCACGTAATGTTACTAGTTCTGAAAAGAAACTATTACATGCAGTTAATGCTGCCTTTCTTGTAGCTGTATCATTTGGCTCAAATAAGAAAGCTTGTACGAGATTATTCAATTGATATCGTACATAGTTTTCTAAACGAACTACATTAATACGATCTGTTGCACTTGCATAATTTTGTCTTGTCTTTTGGCCGTACATGACAATACCACCTTGTGGCATAACACGTACAGGATTAACACCGTTTTGATATAATATATCACGTTGTCCTTGATTTAATTTAACAGAAACAAAGTTACCATTACTACCGACATATCCAACTGCTGATGCATTATTAACAACACCACGTTGTAAACCTGCCGGAGCGAACCACGGATATGATACTTGATCACTATATGCAATAGTTCTTAATGCCATATGTGATGCAGGAGCAACTACAGTTGTACCATCTGTATTTGTTGTCAATGCACTAGGATACCATGTACCAAAATACTTACTTGCAGAAACTAATCCTTGTGTGCCATCGTCAAGAGCTGTTGCCGAGTTAGTTGACCAGTTCTGCAACGATGTGCCTGATGCATTTAAAGTAAATGGAGTATCTCCTACAATAAATGCTGTGTCACCACGATCGTCATTTAATGCAAGCATATCAGCAATTACTTCAACATACCCAGGTGCTGAGATAATATTAAAATATACATCCTCTGCACGAATATCTGTATCTGAATCAATAACTGCTTTCATAGCTTTAACAATAACTGCTTGTTGGGCGTTGGCACCCATATAAGGAACTCCAGCAGCGTTATTACCTGATTGATTTACCCATCTACCGGTTGAACTACTATTAGTATTATCTGGAGATGCTGTTATACTATCAAATACAAACGGTGATTGCCATTCTTTAACAATATTCGATGAGAAGCGTGTATTCCACAACATAAATCCTTTTGGATATAACGCTGCTTGCGGAGCGTCTGGATCTAAGTCTGGATAATTACCACCACCATTGTTATCACCAGTACCAACTATTCCGCCTAAACTATATAACGGATTTGGTCGAGCATCCCGAAATATAATACCACTCGGGGTTGTTTGGTCAGTGTTACTTACTAATACCCATGCGGTGCCAGCCCAAGTTTTTATTACTGGATAAGGTGTAACATCAGTCTGGACCCAAATATCATTAGTATTCAACATAGGTACTGGAATATTTCCACGTGGATCGGCAGGTTGTTCATACAATGTCGGGCTACTTGTTGCACCTGGCATAGTAAATCCAGGTAAGTTACAATTTTCCCAATGATCCATACCATCAGACACTAAAATATCAATAGTAGACTTTCCAGTACTATCTAATCCTAATAATCCATTAAACCAGTATGCACCATTTGATGGGCCATTTGATGGAATAGTCTGTGACCCGACAACAACTTCTAGTGGCATCCAAGAATTATATACACTACTTGAATATTTAACTAATAATTCGTTTGACATCGTTGCGCCAACACCCATGACTGGTTCAAAATAAATTCGACCAGTCGAACCTAGTGAGTCTGTACTGTAGTATGCATCTGCAGACTGATCATCAGTAAGAATAGGAGCTTCGACTTGTGTAAAAGCCATTAAAGTTGGGTCCATTTTTCTAATAACAATATTTGCACCTTGTGCAGCAGATGTAGTCTTAATCCAATAGTTTGATGGAGAAGATGTTGTACTTGGCCATACAGATTGAATTACAACTGTTGGATTATTCGGTGTACCTAATTCTACCCATCCGCTACCGCTATACCCACTGGTAAATTCCCAATATGATATTGATGCAGAAGCTGTTTGAAATACTACTGCTATATTTCCAACTACCCCTACATTACTTGGTGGAGTATTTGTAGTACCTGTGGCAAAATTATAGATAAAATTCGGTGTTATAGGTGCCCATATTGATCCAGATAATACAAATAAACCATATGTTGATCCTGTCTGCGATTCATCAAGCCAATATGTCCCTACTGCTGCATTGCTGGTTGGCGGAATAGGGTTAGCTTCTAATGCTGCTAAGTCAATATTAGCACGAACTACTAACGCAAGATTTGAAATACCTAGGTAAGAATTTGCTGCAAGTAATCCATACTCATTTAGTGGGTATCCATTGACCGATGTACCGCTAACAGAATAAAATACTGGATTACCAAATGTAGCAATTAAGTCTCGCTGAGATGTTATTGACCAAATCTGTCCTGATGTGGAAGGTACTGTTCCCGGTGCAATTGCACCGTTAGTTTGTGTTGGGTCTAATTTGTTTGATTGTGTTGCGATAAAGATTAGTGGTACTGTTCCTGGTCCGGCGCCAACGGTCATACTCTGATCGGTAACGCTAATCGAAACTCCTGGGCTAACTAAAACCATTTTATGCTCCTGATATGATAAATAATTATGTAGATAATTATATCTACATTTCTAATTATATTTATCGATAGTATAAGTAATATGGGGTCAAATAACATACAGATGTTTGGAGTTATTTATCTTTGAGCGTAAAACCATACGATCTTTAGTCCACAGGTAGTTCACTTAGCCCGCACCATGTTAGTATTTCAGAATCCTGTTTTACCCACCCCTTCATTTCATTAGACATGAGAGATAAGTTTTTCTTAAATTTTTTCTGAATTTCTGGAGTTCGGTGAGTCTGTAATGTATGTTGTATCCAATAATATCCATCGTGTGGAATAAAAATTGCTCCAGCAGTTAATGCTGCATCTACTTTGGTAGTCCATTCTATTCCACATTCGTACTTTAGTGCAAGTTCTAAAGATCTTTTATTGATATATTTTGTTCTATATGCAACCATATGATGTATTGTTTCTGGATGGTTACATATATCGCTATGCATTATAGGGCATACACTCCTTCTGTGTATACCATTTTCCATTACCTTAATTTCATTTGTAAATGCTATACCTACATCGTTATTCGATAAAGCATCTTTGCATAATCTTAAAGATTCCGGCGATATGTAATCATCATCATCTACAAATATTACTATATCGTCTAATTTTAAAGCATCGTATCGAGCAATTAAAAATGTATCAAAACATCCATCATGCTCTATAATTATATGACGGGAATTGTCGGGTAACGCTAGACTAATCGATTCTAAAGATCTACTAATGTCTCTGTTAATAGTTGGTACGGTAT